TTTGCCAAAGCAACAGTCTTACCGATAGAACCATAGCCAACAGAACCCAAAGACTGTACTTGATACAGTTGATCTGGATCTTCTACTACGCGAATGAAAATATTGGTGTAACCGGCAGTTACAGCGTTTGCAGGCAGATATTCTGCATACAAAGGATAGCCGAGTTGCTGACCAGATAACTGGTAGCGAACACCAACGCAAACACCAGCAATACCAGTAGAGCTAGTTGTTGGGGTTGAAGTTACAACAGTTGGTTGCCCAGCTGCAGATGCGCCTAATTGCACTAAGTCGCCAGTGTAAATTGGCGCAGTGTTGTTAGTAGTCAGTAAATACTCACGGATTGTGCCGCCAGTAAAGGATTGACCACCAATTAGGCTAACAGGTTTTAGTCCATAAGGACTTGATACTGTAGACATAAAGGTCTCCTAAAAAATTATTTATCGTGTACCGCTTCCAAAGCCGCCACCCTTACTTACTGAACTTTTACGCTCACTATATAAAGGCATACGTGCATCGTTATTACGCATGAAATGGTTATCAACCGAATTCATTTGGTCTTGTGCTTGCTTCTCGTAGTACTCTTTTTGTGCTTCGAGTTGCTCAGTTAAGATTTTGCACAAGATCAAACCACCGATCTCAACGTTTCCATTTGGATCACCCACAATCATAAGTTCGGGATGATCTACAGCTTTNACTGGAACCCAGCCATCACGGAATTTCTGTGACATGTTGGTTGGATTCGCCTGTCCTAGTACCTCTTTAGCAACCCATCTAAAACTATATCCAGGTTCTGGAGTAGGATCAGGTAGAGTAGCCGCTGGGCGGTAGATTGGACGGGTTGAGTCTTTTTCGCGAGTCTCGATATCGCGTGTTTTACGAGTATTAGCCATTACGGGCCTCCTGTTTTAAAAATTCCTTAGCATACAATTCACGTGGGATACCTAGCTTATCAGCGAGCGCTGCTTGGGTTGCTGTAAGTTTGATAGTTTTCTTTGCTCCCGTTGAACGGGTAGCAGAAGCCACGACTGTTGCCGGCTTTTTACTAGGTTCACCGGTTTTTCGGCTAGCTGGTTCGTCGTCCTGAAGCAAATCAGGGAACACAGACTTTAAGCGAGAATCAATTTTCTCGAAATATTCTTCACTGCGCGGGTCATAACCCGTGGCAACCAGTTTTTGATGTAGGCCTAATGCAAAAGCCGTCATCTCTTCGTACCCAGGAGAACCGAACCACTGGTTTTTGGCTTGCCAGCGCAAGGTTTTTTCGTCGGGTCTAGGTACATCTGGAGCTGTATGTTGTATTTGTACATCATTTTCTTTAACTTGTAAAGGGGTTGGACGGAAATTTTTTGCAGCTTCGATTTTCATCTTAGCTTCCGTCAACGCCTCTTGAGCAGCAAGTAGAGCTTCTGAATCATACTCTTCAGACGCTTTTTTAAACTTATCACGAGCCATAGCCAATTCAGCTTCAGCTTTTTCGCGCATCATTTCTTGATAAGAAGTCTCACCAGTCTGAACATACTGCTTCAGCTTTTTATTTTCTTCTAGTGCCTGCTGGGCTAACCGAATGGCCTCTTCGCGCTCGCGCTGTGCGGCTTCTTTTGCACGACGCTCGTCATGACGGGCATGGGTTAACTCTTTAATACGGGACTGAACACCTTTTGTGTAGCCTTCGATCTCATCATCTGTTGGATCTTCGACTTCACGGTTTAGTGGCTGGGCCCTGCGATCTTGTTCGGGTGTGTCATCTTCAACAATAATATCTGCTTCAATAACATCACCTTCAGCAGTCACGTCTAGTTCAACGTCAGGCTTTTTATCAAAATCTTCGTTTTCATCGGGAAATTTATAACTCATATCTGCTCCTTTAAGCGCGGGTAATTCCACGGGGGTCTTCGACCACTGCTTCTACTTGGTCGTCGTAAATAACACGAAATTCTTTTCCATAAATCAGAATTCTTGTTCCTGTATAGGGGCGCGTAATAACAAAATCGCCTTCTTTACACCAAGGTCCTGATGGAAATTTCTCTTCGTCTTTATATGCCAGATCGCCCATTTTTAAAACAAATAGGACTGGAGAAGTTAATTCCTCAATCTTTTTTGTTTCATCTGCCTTAAGAAGGCCGCTGTCGTACTGATCCGTAGCCGTTACTAACGAGCATAAGATTCTCCAACCGCGTGGTTCTGGTAACTGCCTAGCCATTTGCGCCTGAACTTCTTCAGGTGTTGGCTCTTCTACTATTTCTGATAATTCTGGTGCTACTTCTAGCGAATGCAAACTGCCATCCGGTAATACAAGCCCTTGCGGGGGTAGTGCGATGGTGTCACTCATCGTTGTCTTCTTTCATAAGGTCAGCGAGGTCAAGTAAGTGGCGCTCTGCAAATGCTAGGCCTCGAATCACACCGCAGAGCTCTTTGTACTGCTCAAAACTTGTGCACTGACCATTTGCCAAATCATCAGTGTAGTTATTCATATCTGTGCGCAACTTGTCACGCAGTGCGGCTATGAAATCGGCCGTTAGTAAGTCCATCACTCTTTAGTGCCCCCTTTAGGTTTTTGTTGCTGGGATAATAAGTCGGTAGCTGTATCTAGTCTATGCTCATGGGCTTGCTGCGCCAATTGTGCTAACTGAAGAGCTCCATTAGTTACTGTTTGGCGTTTAGTTTCGTGATGTTGCTGCTGTTTTTCCATAAAATCGGTGGCCGATTTAACGCCAGCTTGGACTTTTTGAGACTGTTGTTCCTGGGCTTTAAGCGCCAATTCTTGTTGTTTGAACTGGGCATCAGCTTGGTCTTTAGCAATCTTGCGCTGCAACTCACCTTGTTTAATCTTCTGGTCCATAAGTTCAGCTTGCAGTACTGGGTCTTGTGCATTTTGCTGGGCTTGTTGTTGAGAAGCCATCGCTTGGGATTGAGCCAATACTTGAGGAGCTGCCTGTGCAACCAAACGGGATAACTGAACTTCCAAGTCTGGTGGTAGGTTATCTTCTGGTGATGGCAATGATGCCCCCATAGCATCTTCAATCTTCTGGCGGTATGCGTAACCAACGTGTTCAGCAATATGAGCTTGCATCGCGCCCATAATAGCCTGCGCTTGCGGATTTTGTCCAATAAGCTGTTGAACAATAGGGTCTTGCATAGCCATTTGGTGGACTTTGATATGAGCCTCGTGGTCCTGGAACATAAACGCTTTCATTGGTTTACCTTTGAGGGCTGCCATATTTTCTGTTACAGGGTCTTTTGGTTTTTGGTCGTCGTCCAATGGAACTAGCTTATCCGCGTTTTTGATACCCAACACATCAAGCATCTGACGATGTAGTTCGGGCAAGTTATAAATCTGAGGTGCAGACTGGGCTAACTGGATAACCGCTTGGTACTGGACAACTCGCTGAGACAGAGTGGCTGCATTTGGATCTGATACAGGAAGAATATCTACATGGTTGTAGTCTTCTTTTTTAACCTGCATGTCGCCGCTCTCGGGCTCATAGTTGTAATCAGCGTCTGTGTAGTCACGAATAATCCCAGCAAGCAGTTTTAATTCCTGGCGTAGTGCATAGTGCACGCGAGCCTGAACAGCTGACATAACCTTCAGCGTTCTTTCTAGGATTGCCAGTGTGGTTCCAACGGGCGCGTTAGCGGACATGTCAGATACCTGCATATCAGAAGTTGCTGCAAAGCGACGACCTTCTTCAATGATCTTATCCATCAAACCTGCTAAAACTGCAGATGGTTCTTTGTATGGCAATGGCAAAATGTTGTCGCGAATAGTTCCGCTACCAACATCAACGTCTCTAAATTCACCTGGGGCAATAGGTGTATCGTCCCCTTTAATGCGTAATCCTCTAGACTTTAGACCACCCGGCAAGTTCGATAAGGTTCCGGCATCGACAAGCTGGCGCAAGATGGAAGTAGCTGACTTAGCAAAACCGCCAATAAGATGGAACAAACCAAAGCCATAAGCACCGTAACCGGGTATGTACTGGTAATGAACGAAATGCTGGCGTTTAAGGCAGAGCGGATCTTCTTCTTTCCAGTTGCGACGGACCGACAAAACTTGATTTGTGCCCCGTACCATAGTGACCACATATGGGAGCGCGATACCAGTCTCTTCACCATTTTCATCCTTATCTTCAAAGCCAGGCAAGTCTAAGTCAACGTGCGCTTCATACAGTTCAAAGCGGTCGTCATACGTAGCAGTAAAGCCGGTCTCTTTGTCTTTCTTTTCTTGAATTTCAGTGCGAAACTTTTGTGGCTCACCTAACTCGATGTCCATATAAAAGCCAGCGCGCTGTAACTTAATAATATCCTGCTTAGTTTTGCGCATCCGGTGTGTTACGCGGTGGCATGAGGCAATCTCACTAGCGCCATATGGCAAAACAATATCTTCTGCTGGAATAAAAATAGAAACCTGGCGGCCAATGCTTGGGTCGTAGTAGACCTTCTTAAACGCAGAACCGGCTGATGGCAAGTTCCACAACATCCGCTCGTGCTCATTACGGAACTCTGGCATCTTTTCTGTGAGCTGGTAGTTCATGTCAGCTTCAACACGCTGAGCCGCTTCCATTTTCTCGCGGGTTTCTTTACCGATAATCTGGGTTCTTACTGGGCCCTTAGCTGGGAAAGTCTCCATAATGGCTTCAGCTTGAAACCGTACAACCGCCTCAGTAATCATTGGGTGGAACACACCACAAGCGCCATCCCATGGTTCTACCCGCTCTTCGAACTTCAAACCAAGCAGGGTAATACCATCTTTATACATCTGCTCCCAGTCTTTGCGCGAGGCTAGGTCGTTCTCAATATCACCAGATAATTCGGATGCAAGGGTTTCAAGAGCGCTACCATCCATTACTTCAGCTAAGTTTTCATTAAACTCTTCGCTGCCGTCTTCTTCATCCATCTTCTCAATATCAAGCTCAAAACCGTCTGCACTAATGTGCATTGCTTCTGGGTCTTCTACTTCAATTTCAATATCTGGCTCTTGCTGAGTTAGCTGTTCTAAGCCTTTTGGCGCTTGGTATAAACCCTTATCTACTGGCATATCTATTCCTATTTAAAAGCTGGGCCCAAAGCCCAAGTAACTGCTGAGTATCTAACGCCACTAGTAACTGGCGCTACCCGATGTTTCATAAAAGAAGGAAAAACAACTATATCGCCTTGACTTTTTAGCAAGTTGTTATCCTCAACACCTTCCAATTGTAATTCACCACCCTCGTATTCAGAAGGGTCATTTAACAAAATACTTACGCTTAACTTGCGCTGCAGGTTATTTTGGTCTGGGTGAAACACATCATAGTGCCAGTCGTAATGACCATCTTGCCCATATTTACCAATTTGCATCTGCTCAATAAAGGCCACTGAAAAGTTCCATGCGGCTAAGCCATTTGCATAATTAATGTAGGTTTGGGCTACGCAAGCAATTGGAGTCTCCAGTGGTACCCACACTATATCAGTTTTGCGCATTAGGTCTTTAACTGATGGGGGTTTAGTCGGATCCATACCTGCCCCAACGCCAGCGGTGGTAGACTTATCCCAGTCTATTTCTTTCAAGACCAGGTTACAGAACTCGGGGCTTATGGCTTTTTCAAACCGCCAGTACAGATTTTTAAACATCAGTAGTACGCAGCCCTTCTTCTGTATTGGTACATCCTATCTTCTTTTTCGTCGGAATCTAAACTAATAAACCCGCCCTTGCGGTAGCGCAATAGTGCCTGGGTTGTCGTATCCACAAAGTCATCGTGCTCGCCCACAGGAAATGACGCTACCTCTTCTATTACCTCTCTAGCCCACCGCCTATCGGGCGCCCATACCTTACCGCTTGTAAACAGATCCGCCACAGCATTCAAACGCACCATCTTGTCGTTACCACGGGACGGACTGAACTCTTCTACTGGAATACCCAGCATTCGCAACTCTTGGATTAGCGGGGCTCCAGCGGCTTTTTTCTCCACTATGAACGCGTCAGGCTCCCACTCTTTGTAGTGTTTTAGGGCAACCTGTTTAAGTTCTGGGAACGCCATCCGATCTTTAAACGCATCAAGGAGGATTATGTTTGGTGAGTTACCGTCCTCCTCGTTGTACCAAACACCCCAGGTTGTGCATGCGGAATAGTCGGCGGAGTTCTTTGTTTCAAACGCCGTATCCCAAGACTGAATAATGTACTCGCATGGGGGTGGCTCCTCATCTTCCCAAATCTGCCAGTCTTTTCGCCCAATGATAGCGCTCATGTCGCTAGTCGGGTTCTGCATGTACTGAGCGTTCCAATACCGCGGATCTAGTACTGCCTTGGTAGCCTTTAATGTTTCGAGTGGCCACTGTTCTGGCCAGAGTGACTTTTCTTTTTCCGTATCTTCGTTGAGGATAGCCGGGAGTTCAACTATCTCCCATGGGGTCGTGTATGGGTTTTTTATGTTGTAGTCGACAATCCGCCCAGTAAGATCGAGCAAAGACCAGCGAGTCATAATTACTATGATCGCACCCCCCGGCATTAAACGTTGTA